TGAGACAACGGCGCCTTGTTTTCAGCAATATTAGGATTAACAATACTAATTAATCCCCAATCTGCTAGTAATTGTGCTATAGTGTTTCTTCTTTGTAAATCGTTTTCAGATAAATTGCTATGTTTGCCATCTAGGGCAAATAATTCTTTGTTGTGTACTATGAAATATCTACCTTGCTTATGTAAGATATGGCAAGATTGAAATAGTTTTTTATCTTTGACGGAAGCGATACCGATGCGGGTTAAAGTCTCTTTGACTTTTAGAAAGTCTTCTGATGTATTAAGAGTTACTTCAACTAATCCTTCTACACTAGTACTCATGATTCCTCACAGGTTGTTATTCTTCTTTTAATCTCGTTCAACTCGTCTGATGTCAGAGTCTTGAGAATCTGTTCAGCTTTTCTTACATTACAATGATAATACTCTTGAATTAAAAGCAGATCATCATTTTGTTCTTTTTTATGCCACTTACTAAAACGTTTTTTAGGACGTATATTATTTAGCAAATATTCGAATTGCAACTTGTTATCCGTATGACCTCTAACGTTCATCTCGTTAGCAAATAATACTGTATCAGGAAAGTAAGAAAGTGACTTATTTACAAGGAAAGGTGTATAGAATGTCTCAGCTAACTCAGGATTATCTGAATCGTTGATAAGATTTTTCTTATTAAAGTTAATTGAGTTTACAAAATCAAAAGGTTTCATCACCAATGCCTCACTACACCTGCAATAATGAAGAAACAAGTAATCCAGTTTACTAATTGTAACACCATCCTAATATAAAGTCCACGTCTAGCTTGTTGCATAGTTAAGATAGGCACTTTAGGTTCGTCTTCATCTGTGCGGCCGATATAATAATCAAGAGCACGAGCCATAACTTTTTCCCATGTGCGATATTCAAGCATGATATTTCATCCATTCACCTGCAGCTTTTTCCCAAGTATACTGCAAAGCAGTTTCTCTAATAGCTTGTCTATCCCAATCCATTTTCATAGCTTTATTAATAGTGACATGGAAATGTTTATCTGATAGTAAACCGTTTACACCATCAATAATAATCTCATCCGGACCAGGTTGACCTGCATATGCTACCACTGGTATACCAGCGGCCATTGCCTCAAGCATAACAAGTCCGAACGCTTCATCATGACAAGGGAATACAAATACTTTAGATCTATTATACTCAATATTTAACTGTTCAGCGGTTAGTTTGCCTAATACTTTATTACCAACAAATTTATCCATGGTAACATAATTCATAATCCTGTCATCCATAACTGGACCAGCAATTTTAGTTTCTCCATCCCATGTTAGCAAATCATCAATACGTCTATTATAATCAATACGTCCAGCGAAAATAATACCTGATGCATTAGTAGTATCTACAATATTATATTTACTACCATCAACAGCAAATCGTTTGCATTTATAGACGTTTTCAAAACCATAATCAGTTAAAATATTGACCCAATTATCTGTAGGTACTAGAGTGAACTTTGCATTGTTATAGAACTCACGTTTATATTCTAATACGTCTTCATCTTCAAATATATGACCAAACACACTGAAGAGAGAATAGTGTGTGCCGTAAGATGCAGTATACTCTTTATCGTTTAATTCACAATAACGAGCAACCATTCTACACAGCGCCATATCATTACACATATGAATCACATCAGGAGCAAACTCATCAATCATAGAAGCAACTTTACCAGGATCACTTACATATCTACCATCAATCATACCAACGTAATCTGGTCTTAATACCTTTACTGTATGATCTTTGCTTAACACGCTTACAAAACCATCTATAATAGTATTTACACCATTAGTCTGATCTTTATAATAATCTGTTACGAATAATATCTTCAATATTCTTCTCCCAGTATAGTTCAGAGTAATTAAGTGTAGATGCAACTTGAGAGGCAATCCATTCTTTACGTTCAGCCTCTTCTAAACCTGCTTTAAAGTTTCTACATAATACACCATTCTCTTCAGTAATAGGCTCATCCGGTTGCGGTGATACAGAATCATAAAAGTTTTTATCATAAGTTATAACAGGGGTACCACAAGCAATAGCTTCATACATTGAAAGACCTTGTACATAACAAGTAAAAGGATAGAATGCATATTTTGCTCTCTTAAGATACCCTGCTACTCTATCTTGATGACAATAGTCAATATAAGTTATATCAGAAAAAGACTTACTAAGTCTTTGCTGCTCTATAGGATTAAGACCGATTATTACTTTTTTATAATCTGTTTCGAGTTGACAAAACAATTCTACAGATCGATCTGGCCCACCTCTATTGACACAAACAATAAGATCTTCTCTCTCTGTTGTATCTAAGGTAAAGCATTTTGATAGACCTTTCATAGGAGCTACTGTAATATTACGCTCTCTGAAAGGATATGTAGGGTTAAACTGTGTAGATGTATCCCATTCGCTCTCATAGAATACATCGTTGAGAAAGTCTTTTGTATACTGATTAGGTACTAAGATATTGTCTACATCAGCTAAAGTAACACCAAGCTGCTTTACCGCATCATAATTCTGACCTTTAATATCAAAAAACTCTGGACGTAGAATATTTCCTTCGTTTTTAGGAAAGTTAGATTCATGTCTTGTATACATGAAGTTACTTTTTACATTAAACTTCTTACATGCTTTGATAACATTACTCGATAGCAAACCTTGACTCAATACAATAATACTTGAGCATCCTTGTACAAAGTCTTCTAGCGCATTAACGCTAATTGTACCATCGTACTCTTTAACGTCAATACGTCTAACTAGATTCTCTTTTAGATGATAAGCAAGACCTGTTAAAGGTCCGTCAAATACTACACCGATCATTTGAATTGACAGTCCATCATTACGTGAGTGAGAAATGCAACAGTATTGATTTCTTGATCTACAGCAAATGCAGACTTGTATTGATAATCAGCAATATGTACTACAAGCTGAGGAATAGAAGAAGGGTCAAGATAGTCATACGCTTTATCATAAATTTTCCTGAATAAAGTATTTACATCCATATCAGAGTTCTGTGCTACCCATTTACGCATAGCAGTAAACTCTTTCTTTTTAAGATAAGATACAAGCTCACTAATTCCTGTTTCGTTATCAACAAGAGCGTTAGTATCAATAACACCGGTAGCAGCAGCTTGCTGTAATGTGTTCCATGTACGACGATAGTCAGGGAACTGCTTTTCGATAATAGCAGCTACTACTTTCTTATTATACTCTACCTCTTCAGTATCTAGAATATTACATACTCTTTTATAGATACTTGCAGCCAAGTCTGGCTTTTCATCTGCAGGTAGTTTAAAGTCTACAATACTACATCTTGATTGCAGAGGATCAATAATCTTATTTTTGAAGTTACAGGTAAGAATGAAGCCACAGTTCTTAGAGTATTCTTCCATGAAGTTACGAAGAGCAGGCTGCGTAGATTGTGCATTTAGATAATCAGCTTCATCTAAGATAACGTACTTACGTCCTGCAGCAAACGATACTGTAGAAGCGTAGTCTTTAATAGTAGTACGAAGAGTATCAATATTCTTACCTTCCAATGATCCGTTAATGATCATATAGTCACGACCAAGCTGCTCTAATACAGCTCGGGCAAGGGTAGTTTTACCTACACCAGGACCACCAGATAAAATTAGATTAGGTACTTCGCCTTGCTTGATAAAGGCGTTGAAGGTATCTTTAAGATTCGTTGGTAGAATACATTCATCAACAGTCTTTGGTCGATACTTTTCAGCCCAAAGAAAGTCATCTCTCATCGTTTATTCTCACTTACAATCCAGTAGGTATTACGATTATTTCTAAACTCAATAATTTGCTTCTGATCTACTGATACAGTATACTCATCTGGTAATACTTTAACAATATTTTCAGTCTTAACAAATACAGAGAAGTTTACGTCATCAATCTCTTTGATAACTTGATCGAACTTATGCGCACCTGGGTTCTTATAGTCAGCAGTACCAACTTTAAGTTTACCTTCTTCGCAATAGATACGAACCAGATCAGTCTGCAAAATAGATGCAGCTTTGATAACGTTAGAAATATGATTCTGTTCTAACTGGAATGTAGTGAGAATATTTTCCATAGGAATTGACTTTGCAATAGGTGCAATAATCATCGAAGGGTCAGCATATGCATAAGTTACATTACCGTTCTTCGCATTAATCTCAACGCTATCTTTACCCCAATCATATTCGGGTTCTTCCAGCATAGAGATAATACCTAGGAATTTAGACAATTCATAGATTGCAAAAGGCTGACGAAACTGCTCGTCAGTTTTAGCTTTTGCAACAATAGTTTTAGAAGGGGCCATGGTAACGATTTCGTTACCTTCTTCTACCATAACAGATGGATTAATCATACTAAAGTTCTTCAGTACATTAACCGTTTCAACACTCAATTTCATAATATAATATAACCTTTATTTAAGTTTTTTACGACCGGGCATAGTAGCCTGAGGGCCAAGTTGACCCTGTTTACCAATCTTAGTAACGTCAGCCGTAGCAGATGCACCAATAGATGCAATGTCATGAAGCGAACCACTAAACACATACGAACCCATATGCGCAAGTTTCATCCAAGGACAATACCAGACTTTTAAGCCTGCTTCACGAGCCCATTGACAGAACATATAATCTTCTGACAAATAACGTTTGCTCTTCTCATCAATAATAGCATCGAAGTAGCACATAATTTCACGTGTACCATCAAACGCTTCAGTACGGACGTGATCAGGCTTATACATTTGCTGAGGATAAGCTTCGTTAAACTTCTCAAATGCTTGACGACGAATAAGCATAAAACCTGTACCTGCTTCAAGAACCTCAACAGGCTCATCTAGTGAGAAGCTAGCTACATCACCAGCAGGATTAAATACATAGTCACCTACGTACTTGGCAAGGTCTTCAGGGTTATCGTCAGCAAAGCCTTTATCAACTGCACCTTTAATCTTTTCCCAAGAGATACACTTCTTGGGATAGGGACCGCAAATAATATCATAGTCGTCTTCTCCATCTGGACTTGACAACGCAGCTAGAGTCAATACGTCATTAGGATCGAAGCCAATATCTGAGTCGATAAACATCAGATGAGTACAATCAGAGCGCATAAACTCGTCTGCAATATAGTTACGAGCTCGTGTAATCAACGACTCGTTAAACAGATAAAAGAATCGTACATCCATTTCGTACTTAGTTGCAAGCGTAGCTAAGTCAACACTCGACTTAGTATACATACCTGCTGCTTGCCCGCCATACATAGGCGTACCAACCATAATTTTTCTTTTTCTCAAGTCTTCAACAGACATCTCAATGCTGATAGGCATAATAATATAATTCCTCTTCTATCATTTCTTCAATTAATGTTTTCAAAGTATAGGATGGTTCCCAATTTAAATCAAGCTTTGCTTTAGTAGCATCGCCTACTAATAGATCTACTTCAGCTGGCCTGAAGAATTTAGGATTTACTTTAACTACATCTTCATATTTTAGATCTAAAAACTCGCATACTGTTCTTGCAAATGATTCGATGGTATGCGTTTCACCTGTTGCGACAACATAATCATCTGCATGTTCTTGCTGCATCATAAGATACATTGCTCTTACATAATCTTTAGCATGACCCCAATCGCGTTGTGCTGACATATTACCAACCTCAACATGAGTAGAGTCACCTTTATGTATTTTAACTAAGTTATGTACTAACTTTCTAGTAACAAACTCTTTACCTCTTAACGGTGATTCATGGTTAAATAAGATACCATTGCATCCAAACATACCATATGATTCACGATAGTTCTTAACCATCCAGTAGGCGCCGAGTTTAGCGACACCATATGGAGACCTTGGATAAAACGGCGTAGATTCGGTCTGTGGTACTTCTTGTACCTTACCGAACATCTCTGACGTACCTGCTTGATAGAACTTAATATCTGTATCTCGAATAGCTTCTAAAATTCTAGCAGGACCAAAAAAGTTAGCATCTGAAGTATAGATTGGTTGCTCAAATGAAAGATGTACAAACGATTGCGCTGCTAAGTTATAAATCTCATCAGGCTTTACATTATCAATAACACGCTTAATGTTTGTCATCTCATTGAGCTCGAAGTCTACAAACTCAATATCAGATGTAATTCCTAAACGGTCAGTACGCCAATGCTGAATACCAGTATTACGACGTTGTGCACCATATACTTTATAGCCTCTCTCCAAGAGAAGCTCAGCAAGATAAGCACCATCTTGACCTGTAATACCAGTTACTAGTGCTGTCTTACTCATACTTACAGCTCGCTAAGTCAGCTGTATACCATTTTGCTTGTGCTTCTTCAGAGCGATCTTTTTGCCATTTCTTTGTAGCAGGATCATAAGCACCAGTACGAGAGTCAATCTCTTTAATTACTTCGTCCATAACTTTATCACCATCATACCCATACTTGGCAATCTCACCATAAGCAAACACAATAATATCTGCCATGGCATCAATACGATCTTCAGTAGTTTTAGCTTCGATAAACTCACCGAGCTCTTCTACAATCATAGCAACGAAGCCGTTGCGATCTGGATCTTGTTGGGTAATAAGTCGCTCGTCAGACCAAGCTTTAATACGTTCATAATTAGTCATAATCTATCCAAAAAAGTAAGGGTTTTCTTTAGTAGTAAACTTCTGTACTACGTCACAATTTTTATCGTCAAAATTCAATCTAAGTACTGCGTTTGCAGTTGTCTTTTTAGCACCGGTAAATGATGTACTAGAAATACTTAGCTGTTTATCAATAAACATTGGCGATATCTCATTACGAAAAAGGTAAATATTTCCACCTTCATATCGTAAGCAGCTAAACGCACCGTCTACATCATCAAGAGGTTTATTATCATTTAACCAGAGATTAAGTAATCGGGTATCCCATTTGATATCGCCATATTCTTCTTGCATAACCTTAACATAACTATCTTTAATAATACCGTTATGCCAAAGCCAAGAGAAGTCTTCTTGACTAGGATGAACTGAATCAAGTCCTTTGTCATCTGTAGTAGGTGCTTGAATATGTCCAATCCAATATACACCCATGTATTCATCTACAGTATCCATACTAAACTTACCAAGATCGCGCTTTATAAGTCTAATCTCTCTTTTAAGAGGATCATAGATAGAAATAGAATATGAATGGCTACCTCTGTAACCATTCACTTCAGCTAGCTTAGCAAATTTACTTCTGTCAAAACTTCCAAATATAGCGCACATTAGTATTTCTCAAATAAATCTTCCCATTGAATATCGATGCTATAAGGAATAGGATCAATCATTTTAGCTTTACCAAAGTTAGCAATACGTTCTGCACAGGTAGGACATTTACCACAGCTACGTCCATTCTCATCAGGATCGTAACAAGATAGAGTATGAACTAATAAATCTTCTTTGTTAAGCTCTCTGCATATATTAATCTCTTCTTGCTTAGAAAGCAAGCTAAAAGGAGCAACGATTTCTACTTTATGAGTTCTATTCTGAGCTGCTACTGCATTCAGGCTATCTACAAACTTCTGCGAAGTATCCCAATAACCATATTCGTCATGAACTTGCAACCCAGTAAAAACATGGGATGCCTTAGACGCCTCAGCTTGTGCCATCGTGAGAGAGAGGAGAATGAGATTACGAAAAGGCACATATGTTGGAGGCTGAGGATCGCCTAAGACATCACTGATAGTAGGCATAGCTACATCAGTACCACCGATATTAGCTGAGATAGGCTTAGCTATTTCACCTAATATACTTAGATCGAGAATCTTATGGCCAACACCTAGTTTAGCAGTAAGTTCTGCTGCCTTGGCAAGTTCAGCTTTTTGCTTTTGACCATAATCGTAGGAAAGGGCTACTACTCGATCCGGACCATATTTTTCGACTAGAATCATCGTGACGATCGATGAGTCTAATCCACCCGACAAAACAGAAAGGACGTTATGCTCGGTCTCAGGGAGGGCTTGTAATGCTTGGTCTAGATTCATTACTGCCTCGCTGTCTTTTGATGGAAGACATTTACGTCTACCAAATCTAAATTATATTTTTCAATCATGCTCATACTTGTAGCACGAGTAGGATTAATGTCGATACCGCCGCGACGTGTATACAGACAAGTCACAAGTACTTCTTGACCTGGACATTTATCAATGAGTCGTTTATATACTGCTTCACAAATCTCTTCATGGAAATGATTTTCACGACGCATTGAAACAATATACTTAATAAGAGACTCTGAAGTAGGTTTCATACCCTCACCGTCGATAGCAATATAGATATCACCCCAATCAGGCTGATTAGTTACACGACAGTTACTACGTAATACGCTAGTTGTTACTGCATAGTTATCATCATTACCAGCTACTTCAATAATATTAGGGTCTTCTTCATATGCATCAAACGATACTAATTCAATATCAACAAGATCTTCAAGACGGCTAAACTTATTATTAGCTACAGCTGCACCTTCAACATCGAATCTAAAAAAGCGTACATCTACTTCACATTCGAGAGCTTCTTCAAGATCTTCTTTAATGCTATTGTGAATTTTATTCGTAGCAATAGTTACATCACGGCCTACATCCCACATATTAAAAGAGTTAAGATATAGTTTAAGAGATTTACTCTCTACAATAGAAGGAGAGTTACTCGGATATACAATCTTTACTACACCTGAGATAGGGTAACCGTTAGATAGAAGGGCTGATACTTCGTAGCAGTTCCAGGTATCAAAACCTACAAAGTCATTCTCAGTAATATTATAATCAGTTCTATTCAAATGACG